TTCGGCACTAGAGATGGATAAAATCCAGCTACTAGGCAACCCCCATAAAATTCAGAGGCTCTCACAACCACCCTCATTCTAATTGATTTCATCCTAAAAAATGCTGTAACATCAAATGCTGCTTTTAACGCTGGTGTTGTTAAAATATCATTTGGTAAATCGTATATTGCTTTCATTTTATTAGGCAATTCAGAAATATCCCACTTAAGTTGATCGATAAGTGTGTATTTCTTTTCTAAGCGCTGTAATGTCCAATTAATGTCATTACAATGGCCTTCCGCTCTCTTATTCATTGAATTGAAAGTCTGTTTTCCAGTAGCCAATGTAGCTCGTATTGTTTCATTAGTTTCTTGTAATGTAGTACCGAGTTGTTCTACCCTAGCTTTATTAGCTGGTTCTGAAGAAATATCAGGGGTCTCGTTGACTGGCGCCCCCTTGATTTCCATATCTGGTACTGCTGGTGATGGATGTTTTAATAATATATTTTCTGATGCTTTATCTTCTCCTGCTTGTTGTTTTCCTTCTACAAAATTCATATTATTATTGTCATCAATTGTCATGCTATATTTCTCTTTAGCGTGGATCTTATTAATGACGTCCTGATCTTCTTTCGTTGAGTAATCTGAATGCGACCCTGGAAAATATCCATATCGCTTCCAAATTCGATTTTGTTCTGCAAACGTAAGAATATCGTAATGTTGTTCGTTCAAGATCTTGTTGCGAATTTGATTATATAATGTTGGACCATAAAAGTAAAAACCTCTCATAGCGCAATTTATATTATCTTCAGTCGCTTTATGTTTATTAGGGTTGTTCTTATTTATACGCACCCAATACATAATTTCAATCAAAGATTTAATTTCTGTATGTGGCACATATAATCCGTTCATTGTTCCAGTTGTATTCTTTAAAAATGTCAATTCTTTCAAAGGCTTATACGGTCTCATTTCATCTGATTTGTCTCCAGGCGTACATTTCATTCCTCTTGCATTGACGAAATCTGAAAATGTAATACCATTG